GACATTCTCGATACATCACTTACTGCGTCGATTGATAGTGTAACACCTGCTGCTAATAACATTAATGAAGGAAGTGCTCTTACATTTACCGTAGCAACAACAGGTATACCTGATGGTCAGACGTTAACATGGACGATTAATAATGTTACATCATCTAATGCAGATTTCGCCGCGACAACCGGTGCATTCGATACATCATCTAATGCAGGAACATTTACTGTTACACCTGTTGCAGATGCCACAACCGAAGGTGCTGAGACATTTACTGTAACAGTAACATGGACTGTTCCACAGGGTGGCGCCGGCGAGAATGCAACTTCTGCATCTGTTACAATTAATGATACTTCGCAAACAGCTTCACCAACATACACAGTTGCTGCTCCGACTTCTATTAACGAAGGCTCAGCTGGTACGTTTAACGTCACAACTCAAAATGTTTCGAACGGCACAACTCTATACTACACGCTTAACGGAGTACCTTCAGGCGGAACAACACAAGCGGCTGACTTCGGTGGCACTTATCCATCAGGCTCGTTTACTGTTAACTCAAATGCAGGTTCGTTTACAGCAACGCCTACCGCTGACCTTACAACTGAGGGAACTGAAACCGCACAAGTCGAAATAAGAACAGGAAGCACGAGCGGTACAATTGTTGCTACTGATACATTTAATGTTAATGATACATCTACTACACCTCCTGCGGTTTACATTATAGCTGCTCCAACTTCTATTAACGAAGGTTCAGCTGGTACGTTTAACATCACAACTGCCGGGGTTGCCGGTGGAACGACATTATATTGGTCAGTTAGTACTGGTGACACACCAGCAGATTTTGCTACTGGTACCGGCAGTGTTACTATTTCAATCGATGCAAATAGTGGAGAAGGAGTAGCAAGTTTTACAGCAACGCCTACCGCTGACACTACGACCGAAGGATCTGAAACAGCTACTGTAAATTTAAGAACAGGCAGCCAAGCTGGTTCAATTGTTGCTACTGATACATTTACAATTAATGATACATCTACTACACCTGCTGCGACTTACTCCGTAGCAGGTCCCGCATTAGACGAGCAAGGTTCAGGTGGCACGGCTCAGGATGAAGACATCACAGTATCAACTACGAACGTGCCTAATGGAACAACGCTGTACTGGAACATTACACCTACAGCAGAGTTTGATACTACATCCGGTAGCTTTACTGTCAATAGTAACGTAGGAATAATTAGTGTAAGAGCAACTCGAGACTTCATCACTGAAGGTACAGATTCTTATACTATTAATGTACGAACAGGAAGCACGAGCGGTACAATTGTTGCTACTAACTCTGGCACCATTGCAGATACTGCAAAAGACACCATGTACAACTGGGTGATTCAGCCTAACTTCTATTGTGTCGCTCCATCGGGCGGCGGTTTCTCGTATGTTTGGGACGGCGTAACTTTAACAACCATGGGCAACAGCACTAGCTATACAACAGGCGGCTACACATATACTCCAGAGCAGGCAATGGATAGTATAACAGATAAGAATGGTAGTACAGTTTACTACGAAATCAAGAGATCATAGGTGAGGAATTAAATAATGGCTTTTACAGTTACTGAATTTACAGACGTAAGTATTTTAGATGGTGAAGAATTTGATACTCTATTTTCTTCAAGCTTACCTTACTTAGATGGAGGTACTTTTGACTGGGTGATGGCTGGCTCTCCTGAAACACCTGAAGAAAAAAGAGAAGCATTACGCACCATGTGTAAAAATTTAGTTGAACAAACTAATGTAAATTCCAAGTGTACTATTGGTCGTAAAGACGGTCATCCTATTCATATTACTGTAGGTGCAATTAACACTAACACTTCAGATTATGTATCGTGGATATATGCAACCTATGGCGAAGATGCTGACGGATCAAAAGCTTGGCTATTCGATGAGGATTACATTCAAGCATGTAAAGATTGTTTTACGCAATGGAGCGTAGTAGGATATCGAGTTAATTTTGTACATAATGGTTCGCTTATGAATTATCATTCAAATAAGCCCTGGGCTGCGCGATTTTACGATGTAATTACAGAAGATCCATATACTACTGACAACGGCGTCACTCTTGCTACAATGCAATTCACATACAAGTAATGGAATAAAACAATGGCATCAAATCATTTTACAATTAGTATTATGGAAGGGACTGAAGATCAAAACCCTAAAGTTCTTTGTTTAATTGATGAAGAAGATAAGTGGACACTTACTAAATTAGCTAAAGCTTTTAGAGTTGACTATCCGAATCAAGTCATTCAAATTGAGTGTGAACCGATCACTTTATAAATAGATCATATAAACCAACGAGAATAAATCATGGCGCAACCACAGACAAGAGAAGAGTTTAAAGACTATTGCTTACGCAAACTCGGCGCGCCTGTAATTGAGATAAATGTAGCTGATGAGCAGGTTGAAGACAGGGTAGAAGAAGCTGTATCTTTTTGGAGAGATTACCACTACAACGGTAGCCAGCAAATATACCTTAAGCACCAAATCACAGAAGCTGATGCTGCCAATGGTTATATTGATTTGCCACCAACACTCCTTGGTATTTCAGGAATCTTTCCTCTTAGTACAAACCTTTCAACAGGTTCTGGTATGTTTAATGTACAATACCAATTTGTACTTAATAACATTGAAGATATTACTGGCTACAATGTACAGAACTACTATATGGCAATGAGCCACCTACAATTTCTTCAAGAGATTCTAGTAGGTAAGCCAATGATTCGTTACAATAAGCATGTTAATAAACTGTTTATTGACGTTGACAAAAACTTTCTTACCGTAGGTGAATACATTATTGTTGAAGCTTATGATGTTATTGACGCCGACACATACACAGATGTATGGGGTGATCGTTGGTTGCAAAATTATTCCACTATTCTAATCAAAGAAAACTGGGGTTCAAATCTTACTAAATTTAGTGGTATGCAGTTAGTTGGCGGTGTATCATTTAACGGAGAGCAAATATTATCAGAGGCAAAAGCTGAGCGCGAGAAAATGGAAGAAGAAGCAATTCGATCTTACCAGCCTCTAACCTATAACTTCATTGGATGATTTTGAATCATGGCAACTAATGTATTCTTTCGAAACTACGATAACTTTAATGAGCAACAGCTTATCGATGACTTAGTTATCGAAAGCATTCGTATGTATGGTGTCGATATAATTTACATTAAGCGTTCTATAACAGGCCGTGATGATATTTTTAATGAAGACGACATGCCGCTATATGACGAAACCTTCCACTTTGAATGCTATGTTAAGAATGTCGATGGGTTTGAAGGTGAAGGTGACTTCCTATCTAAGTTTGGTTTACAAATACGAGACTCCGTTACGTTCTCTGTAGCGAATCGCACATTCGAAAGGTTTGTTACTCGCGAACTACCAGAAATGGTACGTCCACGCGAGGGCGATCTCATCTACTTCCCACTCAACGAAAAAATGTTTGAAATCAAGTTCGTAGAACACGAGAGTGTATTCTACCAGAGTGGTGCTTTACAAGTATCTGACATGAAGGCTGAACTTATTGAATTCAGCGGTCAAAGATTTGAAACAGGTCGCGAAGCTATTGATAATTACTTTGATGAAATCGATACAACTCAAACCGATACTCTACAAGCTCTTGCAAATACAACCGGCGATCAGTTCGGTGTTACAGATGGTGCTGACACATTAGCACGTAACTACGTATTTGAAACTGAAGGTGATAACATAGTTGACTTCTCAGAGTCAGATCCATTTAGCGAAAATATTACTATTCAGGATTCATAATGGCGATTGCAAATTATTTCTATAATGCGACAACTCGAAAGTACGTAGCTTTATTTGGCACGTACTTTAATCAGTTGACTGTAGAGCGTATTGACAACAATCAAACAACTACTAAAAGAATGATTGTTCCAATTTCTTATGCACCATTCCAAAAAATACTAGCTCGCTTAGATCAGAATCCGGATTACAGCGCAAAGGCTGCAATTACTTTACCTCGTATGTCGTTTGAAATGACCGGCATGTCTTACGACGGTGAACGTAAAATTTCACCTATTACTAAGATTCGTAAAACAGTTACTGATGATGCTGTTGGTGGTCGTAAGTTTGTATATGCTGGTGCACCATACAATTTAGATTTCCAATTGTTTATTATGACTAAGTACCAAGAAGATGCTACTAAAATTCTTGAGCAAATCATTCCATTCTTTCAACCAGATTTTACTCAAACTGTTCGATTGATCGATGTCTTGAACCTATAGATATACCACTAATACTAAATGGTGTT